CGGATACGATGTTGATCGCGAACGCGGCGGGCGGCGCGGGCGGCGCGGCGGAAGGTGGATTGATCCTCGGGCCAGGGACGGCGACATCGGATTCGATCCCCGCGCGTCTCTCGACGGGTGAATTCGTCATGCGCGCGGCGGCGGTGAAGGCGATCGGCGTCGCGACGCTTTCCAGCATGAACCGCGGATTCAATGTCGGGAAAATGGTGAGTGCTGCACCTGTCGCTCATTTCGCGCAGGGCGGGCTCGTTGGCGGAACGGGCGGCGCGGCGTCGTCACATAACGTGCATCTCCAAGTCGGGCTCGATGAGGGGATCGTGCTAAAACATCTCAAGTCGGACGCGGCGGGGAAAGTCGTCGTCTCGCATCTTGCGAATAATCCGAAGGGCGCGGCGAAAGCGATCGGAAGGAGCCAATAGAAATGGCGGAAGCGTATTACGATGCGCGCGAGGCGGTGAAGGAATTGACGCTTGAGGTAAAAATCCAGCACGGCAAAGAAATGGCCTTCCGGATTCGTTGCGGAATTTTGTTGATGAAGCTCGCGGCGAAAATTATGGGGCTGGGAGTACACGTCGAATCGGAGATCAAGTAGATGGCAACGACAAACGGAACGGCGACGGACTATCTCGATTTGATGGCGAAGTTCAACACGTTCGTCACCGGGCTTTCGGGCGGAAATGCATGGTCGGATGATCGATCCAGTTCGACGGAATATATCTGGACGGCGCCGGGATCGCTCGGTTCTCCGGCTGATCCTCTGATCGTTGGCGCGAAAGCCTTTTTCAACGTGGGCGCGGATTATTACAACTGGAGATTAGGCGCGTTCGCGGCGTTCGATTCTGCTCTCGCGTTCGAAGCGCAACCGGGATACCTGGGCGCGGTCTCCGGATCGCAGTCGTCGCCAGTTCTGAATTGCTGGAACGCTTCGATCCCTTATCGGTTTTATGCGACGGGGAGACGCGCGATCATTCTCGCGAAAATTTCGACGGTGTACGTCGTCGCGTATATAGGCTATTTGCGGTCCTATATGGCCCCTGGCGCTTTTCCTTCGCCGATCGTTGTCGGCGGATCGATGGCGTGGGATGGTACGGAGCCAGCGGCGACGGATGCGCGATGGCGATGGAGTTACGCGGGAACCGAGATGGCGAATTGTCCAAGCCCGCAGCACTCGGTAGGCGGATTGTGGGGAAGCAGTTTGCGCTTGCGTCGTCCTGACGGATCCTGGATGGGATTCGATCGATCGGTCGAACCAGTGTTCGGATCGAATAAGGGAAAAGTTTGGCCGTACGGAAATTGGGGAAACGCCCAGCCGTCCGATCTCCGGAATAATTTGGGCGACGACGGATACATGCTGCTCCCGATCATTCTCAGCGATGCGTCGCCGAATCAGTATGGCGAGCTCGACGGGATTTTCGCGTTGACGGGATTTTCTAACGCGGCGGAAAACACGGTGACGATCGGCGGAGTCGCTCACTACGTGGTACCGAATGTTTTCCGCACCGATCAGACGGATTATTTCGCGATCAAAGAGGCTTAAACGATGGCGTTCGAAAATTCTTCCGCGTCCAGTCCTGTCGATCTACTTCAAAAGCTAAACACTTTTCTTTCGGCCAACGGATGGACTTCGGATGCGAGCGCGGCGGACGGGTTGGGATGGCGCGTTCACATGCATAAGGGAGCGCAGTACGTTCACATGCGCGCGAACATAAACGAATTTCCGCCGTTCAAGGATACCCACAACGTGAACGGATATTCGATCACGCTGTATCTGGGAACGGCCTTTCTCAGCGGGAATGCGTGGAACGATCAACAGGCCGGCGCTCCGGCGAGCGCGGCGGATGCAACGCATCCGATCGGCGCGGGGATGCGTCTCCAGGCGGGCGCGATCCCGAATTATTATTTTTTTACGGACGCGACGAACGCGCACGTCGTGGTCGTCGTCGAGTGTGTGTCGGGAATTTTCACGCACATGGGATGGGGATCGAGCCTTTCGAAAATTGGAACCTGGACGGGCGGAGATTATTTCTGGGGCGCGTTGGACGGATATTTTATTCACGATCCGATGACCGCAAACACTTACGCGGCGGACGCGGCGACGGTGACGGCGGGATGTCCATTCACACCGGGAGACACGTTCGGCGGCGCGGCTAGTTTTGTGCGCGCGGATGTCGATTCCTTCACGGGGAAGTGGATCAGCATCGGCGACGTTCTGACCGGAGGGCAAGGGTACACCGGGAAAATCGGATCGTCTCCGATCCTGGGATTCGCGCTTCCATTGGGCGGCGGGTTGACGATTCCAACGGAGCACTCGCAGTTTCCTTGCTACGCGCAGGGACCTAACGGGCCTCCAGGATCGTTTCAACACAATCAGGTGAGCGCGCAGGATGGGCGCGCGAATTTATTGGCGTGTCTGCTTTACGTGCAGCGCGACGGATCGGGGCCTGGATATTCTCCGCTTGGCACGGTTCCGACGATCTTCGTTACGAGCGCGGTCGGGCAAGGATTTTCTCCGGCATCGGATTATGTGATCGGCGCGGACACTTACACGATGTTTCCGTATTTCGCTGTGAAAAAGGCCGCGTAACTAAATGCCCGATTACGCTGGGATCATCGTCGATCCAAACCTCCAGGCGACGCCACACAATTACAATCCGCCGAGTGGAGTTCCCAGTGCTGGATTATCGATCTCCCTTTCTTCGAATGCGGCGGGCGGAACGAGCGGCGGAACGATCCCGTCGAGTTCGGTGCATGGCGATCACCCAGGCGTGCTCCAGCAGATGTTCGGATTCAATCTTTTCGAGCGGATCATCGTGCTACCTCGAGTGAAGGCGGTCGGATTTGTTTTGAGTTCGACGCAATTTCCCGTCGAAGTGTGGAACACCTTTCACGACACCTCTGAGGATTTGACGGCGATCACGGTTACGGGCACGGGCGGAATCACGATCTCGAATCCGTTCACGCTTCCGAAAACGATCGGCCCGATGGGATCGATTATTTTTCAAGCTGTCGTCCCTGGCGCGGGCGATGTGAATATCGCGCTCGACGTGGTTTTTACGTTCGCGGGAATTACCGGAACCGATATGGCGGTGACGGGATCGCGGATTCTAGTTTTTTCAGTCGCACCGGATTGGGCTCAGGGGATCGAGGAAAAAATCGAATATTTGACGGATGTTCTGACCGCCTATGACGATTCGGAGCAGCGGCGATCGTTGCGATCGCTACCGCGTCGAGGAATAAAATTCCGCGCGTTGACGCTCGATCCGCGATCGGCGGCGGGTATGGAAGCGTTGATATGGGGATGGCAGCATCAGCCGTATGGAGTTCCGTTCTGGGCGGACGCGCAGCAACTGCAGGCGGATATCGAGGCGGGATCGAACATCCTGGAAGTGAACACAGTCGATCGACTTTTCGCGGCGGGCGGAATTTTGATGATTTGGCGGGACGAATTCACGTTCGAAGCGTTAACGATTCTCTCGATGACGGATTCGTCGATCACGTTATCAGCGCCGACACAGTTCGCGTGGGAAGCGGGCGCGGGCTCATTGATCGTGCCGCTGTTCCTGGGACGTTGCGCGAATCAATTGGAAGTGTCGCGATTGTGGAGCGGCGGCGACGAAATCGATATCGAGTTTTCCGGTGAGGCGTTGCAAATCGCGGCGACGCCTTCGGAATCGCTGACGCAGTTTAAGGGTTACGACGTTCTGGAAATCGCGCCGAATTGGGCGAGCGGCCTCAAGAGAAATTACACGCGATCGACGGTGACGATGGACCCGGGGATCGGCCCGATCACGGTGGACGATAAAGGCGGGACGCCGATCGTCTCCCATGAGTTGCCGTGGTGGATCGATAAGCATTCGAAGATTACGGCCTTCCGCGCCTTCCTGCTCGGGCGGAAAGGAAGATTCACTCCGTTCTGGCAGCCGACGTGGGATCAGGACCTGGTGCTAGTGGCGACGGCGTTTTCGTCGTCGAGCGTGCTCAATATAAAGTCCATGAATTATTCGCGATTCTTTTTTCCTGATCCCGCGCGGCGAGTCCTGGCGCTGATCTCGCGATCGGGCGGCGCGAATCGGTTCGTCCAGGTGATCGGAGCGATCGACAATTTCGACGGAACGGAATCGCTTACACTTTCGGTTCCGTTGACGGCGGACGTTCCAGTCGATTCGACGATGATCTCGTTCCTGGCATTTTCGCGGATGACGGATGACGCGGCGACGATCATCTGGCAATCGACGGAGTACGCGGAAGCGATCATCGGAATCCAGGAGTTGCCGAGGGAGATACCGACGTGAGTTTTGATAGCGTCGAAAAATCGATCGAGCTTTCGAAGCCCTACGAAATGTATTTGTTCCAGGGAACGGGAATCGATATCGCCGTCACGTCGGCGGATTTTCCCGTGGATTATTTCGCGCACACGTTCGTTCCTACCACGATCAATCGCACGGAAGTGGATGTCTCTTCCGAAGTATCGAGCGGGCAGATCAAGGTCTATCTACCGAAGGCGCATCCGATCGCGCAGCTTTTCGTCGCTTATCTGCCCACGTCGCAGGTTTCGTTGACGATCTTCGCGGGACACGTCGGGGATGCGGAAGTCGCGGTGATGTTCTCCGGATACGTGGCGTCGGCGCATTTTACGGATCAGGCGGAGCTAATCTGCAATTCGGATCAGTACAAGATGCAGACGAAAATCCCGCGCATTCTTTATCAGTCGCCGTGTCCGCATATTTTTGGTGATTCCGGATGCGGCGTGCCTCTCGCGGATCACACCTATCTGGGCGTCGTCGGCGCGATCTCCGCTGACGGATTGAATATCACCGTCACGGCATGGGCGAGCCTGCCAGATCCGCTCCTGGTGGGATATTTCAGGCGCGGAAATGATTTGCGGATGATCGTGAACCAGGTGGGCGATGTGGTGACGCTGATCACGCCGATCGCGGATTTGAAAGTCGGCGATGAGGTCCAGGGAACGGCGGGATGCCAAGGCACGTATGACGCGTGCAACCACTATTTGAACGTCGCGAATTTTTTGGGCTTCGATCTTATCCCGCAGATCAATCCGTTCGACGGGGCGATCGCCTAGATGTTTTTCCTCGTTCTACTTCTCTTCATTGCGACGACGGTGATCGGCATGTTGCTGGCACCGAAGACGAAGACGCATCCAGGCGCGCTCGGGGATTTCAATTTTCCAACGGCGCAAGAGGGGCGCGCGATCCCTGTCGTCGGCGGAACGGTGAAGATCGCGGGCGGGAACACGACGTGGTGGGGCGATCTAAAAACTAAGCCCGTAAAACAGAAAGCGTCGTTCCTGTCGTTCTCTTCCCAGATCGTCGGGTATTTTTATTACATCGGAGTGCAGTACGTGCTCTGTTGGGGCGTGATCGATGAGTTGATCCAGGTCAACGCGGATAAGAAAGCGATCCCCCATTCGGTGACTACGATCCTGAATGGCAGCGGATCGGAAAATTATCTCCAGTTGAATTGTGTCGGGTTCAAGATGTTCGGCGGAACGTCTGTCGGCGGACAGGGCGGATTCTCGGGGATCATGGATTTTTATCGCGGGTTGCAGACGCAGCAACCGAACGATTATTTGACGCAGAAGCAGGGCCGTCTCGCGTTCGTACCGGGAACGGTAGCCTATAGTTATTCGGGAGTCGGCAACGGAACGCTGGGATTCCTGTCGGGCGGATCGGCGTCGAGAGTTGAGACGATCACGATCACGGCGAACGCGTGGATCACAGACATTTCGTCGCCCTACTACCTAAAAGAAAGATTCACCGTCAACGGATCGGTGAGCGGCTTCATCGGAAACGCATTCGCGGACAACGCGTTTTCTTCGTCGCGGATTAATTTCACGATCGAAACGGGATCGCTGCCGTTTGTCATCGGCGATCAGTTCACGGTCAAAACGCTGCACGCGACACTCTCTCCGGCCTACAAGAAATTGTGCTACGCGGTCATGGAGCAGTGTTACGTCGGAACGTCGAATTATCCGAAGCAGATGGAATTCATCGTTCGGCGTTGCCCTGATCCGTTCGGACAGGGACCGTCGATCGCGAATATCGGCGGAGACACAAATCCCGCGCTGTTCATTTACGACCTGATGACGGACCCGGATTATGGCCTGGGAATTCCCCCGGCGAAGATCGACGCGGCGAATTTCCAGGCTGTCGCGGTGACGTTGGCGACGGAAGTTCTCGGAATATCGGTGATCGAAGATACGCCCGACTCGGCGGATTCGATGATCGGCGAAGTTCTCAGGCACGTTGACGGCGTGATCTATACCGATCCTAAAAGCGGATTGTGGACGCTCAAGCTCGCGCGGTTCGATTACGACCCGACGACGCTGGAAATTCTCGATCCCAGTTCCGTCGTCGAGACGCCGGATTTTGCGCGCGGATCGTGGGCGGAGACTTCGAATCACGTCGTCATAAATTATTTAGACCGGGCGAGCGACTTCAACACGCGATCCGTCCAGGAATACGATCCAGCGAATATCCGAGTGACGGGAGAGGTCCGATCCCAGCAACTGGATTACAAGTTGATCTCGAATCGCACGGCGGCGTCTCTGATCGCGACGCGCGTTCTCCGGACCTACACGTTTCCCCTGGGCAAACTGAAATTGAAGTGCAATCGCCTGGCGTGGAATCTCCGGATCGGCGGCGTGTTCAAATTTACGTGGCTCGCGCTGGGCATCGAGAACATGATTTTCCGGATCACGCATATCGGATACGGGGAAGTGAGCGACGGAAAAATCACGATCGACGCGATGGAGGATATTTTCGGAATCCAGGGAACGGCATTCCTGATTCCGCCCACGTCGGGATGGGTCAGTCCGGTCGGCCCGGCGACGCCGTGCACGTCGGAGCAGATGATCGAGCTCCCGTACTTGATGCAGCAGCGCGAGGGCCTCGCGGCGGGAATCTACGCGCTCGCGATGGCGGCGCACGATCCGGCCGTTCCTGAAAAATCTTTCGAGATTTGGATAAATAACGGCGCGGGATTCTTCGATGCGGGAGTCGAGTCGAGTTTTTGCCCGGTTGGATCGCTGCACGCGCTGTATCCGGCATCGACGGCGGCGTTCGATGCGACGGGATTCGTTCTCGGATTGTCGGGCGGCGTCGATCTCGATTCCCTGGTGACGGCGACGGGAAGCGATTTCGCGAATGGGATAAACCTGTGCTTGATCGATAACGAGATCATGGCGTTCACGACGCCGACGCTCATGGGTGACGGGACGTATGCGATCGCGGGAGTCGCGCGGGGATTGCTGGATACAGTACCAGCGGATCACGCGATGGGCACGAAAGTTTATTTCTTTTCCTACGGCGCGGGCCTGACGCAGCAGACGCCTTATCCGGCTGATCTCACGGTGACGGCGCGGTTCACGCCGAATTCTTCCGTCGATCAGTTGGCTGTGGCGTCGGCGACGGATGTCACGCTGACGACGCGATCGCGTAGCGCGCGGCCTTATCCGCCTGGAAATATTTCCGTCAACGGTCGAGCGTATGGAATTCGTCCAGCGACGACGGCGGGCGATCTCACGGTTGCGTGGGCTTCGCGGAATCGATTTACTCAGGGTGTGACGGTTCAGCAGGACGCGGGAGACATCGCGGGAGAGACTGGGCAATTCTTCACGGTCCAGAAAAAGATCGCTGGAATCGCGGTAGGCGCGCCGATAAATATCGGCACCGCGGAGTCGTTCACGTACACGGCGGCGGATCGTGGAGCGGATGATCCGGATTTTACGAAGCTAACGACGCTGGAGATTTCTTCGAACGTCGGCGCGCTCGCGAGTTATTTTCCGCAGGTAGTCTCGACGTTGATGTTCGGAACGGCGACGACGCTTCCGTCGCCGGGACGATACGAATTTAATCGCACGGCGGTCGGAGGCTTGCTCCTGTGAGTTGCACTTTCGTTCAAAGCAAGAGCGCGGTGTCCCTGTCGGGAAATATCGTGCAACAGACGTTCACGTCCAACATCACCCGGGGAAATGGCTTGCTCGCGGCGGTGACGTGGATCGATCCGAATTCGAATACCTCCGCGTATCCGTCGATCGATGTCGCGGATTCCGTTGGACCGTGGCAAGCGAAGCGGCAAAGCCCGCTTCCATTGGGCGGAGATATCTTCACGGAGATTTTTTTTATTCCATATTGCCAAAACGGGCCGAATGGCCCGGTGAAGGCGACGGCGAGCACGCCGGGAGTGATGTTTATTTCGATCCACGAAGTCCAGCCGAATGCGGGTCAGATTTTTGCTTACGACGCGGACGGCTCGAATTTTGGAATCGGATGGGACACGCAATTTTCTTCCCCGTTCGGGACTTTGATCGAGGTCAATCCAGCGGCGACGCACAACAATGACGGATACGCGCTTCTAGTTTTCGCAGCCCGGTACGGGAATCTCAATCCAACGGCGAGCGGAATGACGAATCGGGAGTATGAGCCGAACGCTACGACCATCGGGGGGCTGGGCGTCACAGGTTCGCAAGCGACGCTCGATGAGATCGGAAATTTTTACGGCGGGGTTACCTACTATTGGGGAGTCAATCCAGCGTGGAGTTATCCGTCGTCGATCGTGAACGCTATCTTGTGCATCATCGCGTCGATACCTCCTGTCGCTTCGAACCCGATTTGTCCGGATCACGGTCCAACGGGCGAATATCCCACGCACCAAACCGTCACGTTCACCCAGGCCGAAGGGCTGGATATTTATTACACCCTGGACGGATCGACGCCAACGTCTGCATCGACGCACTATACCGGGGCGATCACGATCAATTCGACGACGACGATCAAAGCGATCGCGCACCAGACTTCGACGGCGATCTATCCGGCGAGTTTTTGGGCCGATTCGGGCGTCACGACGCTTACGCTGGATATTTTTACGGGCGTGTGCCTGAATCCGAATAATGTGATCGACGGCGACGATTCGACGTTTGCCACGTTGACGTGCGGCGGCGCGGCGGGCGACGTGGTAGCGGTCCAGACGTACATGATGAATGGGACGACGGGCGGGCCTGGGCATCTGGAGATCGATTTCGAAGTTACGCAGAAC